CCCCGGCCAATCGTTGGTTTCGAGTATCTCGACGCCGTTCATAATCCGCTGCGTGACTTTTTGCGCCTTGGCGATGCGCTCACGCTTGACCTGGAGCATTCCGGTCTGCACCATCATCATCAGTTGTTCGTCGGTCTCTAGGTCGCCCGCGTCGCGGATTTGACCATCATTGAGCAACACGATTGGGCGGTCGACCTCGTCGCGTGTCCACCACTCGGCAACCAGGACGCCGTCGTCGTTTAGCCACTCCTCGCCGGACAAGCCAGACCATGCGTTGCTGTCCCAGTCGACCATGTGCGCCTTGGGATATTTGCGCTTGAAAATTGTCTTCGACAGGCGATCAGTCACGAACGCGATATTCCAATCTTTGCTGTCGGAGCCGCGATCACTCGGATCGCCGTAGACCGAGAACGCATTCGGAATGCGCTGGATCGCGAGATCCATCTCGAATGCGTCGTCGTATGCGTATTCCATGACGACGCGGAAATAACCAAAGCCGCCGCTGACGGCTTGCTCAATCGCCGTGTCGTAAGCGACATCGGCGTCGGATGCGTATTCAATGTTGCGGATCAGGCCAGAGATGATTTTCGCCGTGTCAACGTCCGCATTGTCGTCGTTGGGGCGCGCCTTCATCGATGGCTTGTTGAGGCGCGCGTCGTTGACGACCTGGCGGATGAAGGCGCTCATCTTGTTGAGCGTCAGGCACGGTCGACCTTCCTTCTCGCGCTGTGTGCGAATGTCTTCCGGCCACTGTAGCCCCTGGCGCGAGAAGCGCATGTTTTCGAGTGCTGATATGCGGTTGCGACTTTCGTGATCCGACGCCTCGCCAAACAGCGTTCGACCTTCGTGCAGGAGGTCTTCCTCGCTCATCTCCTCGATAGGCTTTTTGTCTTCGTCTACGTCAGCCATGCGGAGTTCCTATCAATACTCGACGCCGTCTTCGGTCTCGACCGTGCCGCGCACCTCGGCGACTTCAGGGTCGAGCGTCGCCTTGCTCTTGCGCTTGCGGCGTGGCGGCTTCACGTCCTCGACCACCTCGATCTTTGGCGTCGGTGGCGAGGCGTTCATTGCCATCGTCAGGCGCTGACCCAGCGTCTCGGCGTTGCGGTCTGCCGCGCCGCCATCGTCGATCGGGTGAACCTTGAGGATGTCGGTGACAATCCTCAGGCCGGCGAGGGCCATTTCGTAGTTTGATCGCGGATCTGACATTTGTTCCTCAACTATTGCATCCACCCGCCCGTCGCATAAGCCACCGACTTCGGTTTGATTGCCTCAAGCGGCGCCTCATACGCCACGCACCCCAAGCCGAATGCGTCGGCGTCGTGCGATGATCGGTCGTGATCGGGACCGAGATCGACGCCGCGCTCCTTGTCCACCCTTGGATGATACCAGCCGAGACTTTCGAGTAGCGGGCCGTTCGTCTTTTCGTTGAACCAGATCGACGGGAATAGTCGTCGCGCCGCCTCGACGCGAGCCATTGCCGCGCCGCGTCCTTGGTTCGGAATAACCTGTGTGTGATATCCAGCCGCCTGGAGCGCGCTGTTGTACGAAACGTCGTGAACCTTGTCGTGCGTGTCGCCGTCGTGCGGCAAGAGGCACAGGGCGTCCTCGTAGTTGTTTTTGCGGAGCCATGCGATATGTGTCGCCAGCGGCTGTCCTTGCGCCGTGTAGTGGTCGAGGATGCGGATCTCGCGCCCCACCCACTGCTGAATAATGATCGAGACCAGATCGGCCTTGGCACCAGTGCCGCCGATGTCCCAAGCCGCGCGCATCGTCATTAGCGGATCGGGGGCGACGTTGCTGATGCGCCCCTGCTCGCGCGCCAATGTCAGACTGCTGGCGTAGTAGGCGCCCTCGACGACCGTCACAAAATTACCCTCCCAAATGTGCTCATATTGGTCTGGGCGTTTCTCTTTGTCTTCTTGCCTGTCGCGATCGAGCACCGCCGGGAAGTATGGATTGTCGCGCCAATTCATCTCGGCGATCTTCACATCGGCAACGCCGGCGCCCTGAACGCGAAAGCGGAGGTGCGTCGGCGACTTGTTCCAAGCCGGGTTCCACGTCACCCAAATCTCGCTGTCGGTCTCACGCACCGTTGGGATGGCGATCTGCCATGCGTAGTCGGAAACCTCCTCGGCCTCGTCGACCCACAATATATGAATGCGCGCTTTTGATTTGAGCGACGCCAGGCTCTTGCGTAAACCGATGAACGCGAAGTCGATGCGACCGAGCAGCTTGTCCGACGTGCGTATGAATTTCTCGCCGACCTCAAAGCGCGACGCGAGCCACGGTTCGGATGCGATTGCTTCCTTGACCTCGGCCATTGAACTGTCGTCGAGGCTGTTCATAAACTCTCGACCGCAGACGATCAGGCCGCGCTCGCCGCTCATTGCGAGTTGCACGGCGCGCACCGCAGTCATTTTTGCGAACGATCTTGTCTTCGCCGATCCTCGACCGCCGTAGGCACCGCGTATTCTCGCCGGCCCGCTGAAGACGGGGACCAGCTTGGGCGGCAGCTTAATTTGCTTGTCGGTCATCGGCGTCCGGTGGCGGCAGCGCGAGCGTCTTGTCCTCGGCGACGAGCACGATGCGCGTGATCTGCTCGATCGGCTCTCTGTTGAGATTGTTGAGCGCGATCTGCTGCGCGTCGCCATACGACGCTGGGTATAATTTGCCCGTTGCCCACTTGCGCGCATCGACGCGCAATCGATCACGCTGAACGCTGACACTGTCGTCTGGCGCGTCAGGATTGCCGTTAGCGATGGCGACGATCTCGTCGAATAGGAAGTCGGCGCGCTCTTGCCGCGCTAGGTCATAACGAAAGGCGAAGTCCGCGTCGTTGCGGAGGCGCCAGTAGAACGTGCCGCGCTCCGGCATATGTTTTTCGTCGAGGATATTCATCAGCCGCTCGCCGATGGCGATGCGCTCGAATATTTCGTCCTCGATTTTTGGGCTGAATTTCTTGTTGGTAGCCATTGCCAGTTCCTCGCGGATTGTTGGCATCATAAAAAAAGCCCCGGCAGATGGGCCAGGGCTAGTTGGTATTAAGGGTAGGAGGCTGTGCATCTGGGAGGAAAATCACAGCCTAACGATGGAACTTACACGTTCTCGTCATAAAGTCAACAACAGCTATGCCACCCGGCCAAACTCGCCGTGTAGTCGTCGCGAAGCGTCTGCGTATGCTTGTGCGGCGGCTTCTATATCGGAGAAGTAACCAAGGTATTTTAGCACGCCGTTCAGCCTGATATTAGCTTGCCATTTACCACTCCGCTTGTGCCAACTGACACCTTTAACCCCGCTAGTATTGGTTACCGGCTTTGCCATATTCCTGGCGTTTTCCGAGCGCGTCGAAAACCGCAGATTGTCAACCCGGTTATCGTTTCTAATTCCATTGACATGGTCAATTTCGTCAGGTGGGAATGAACCGTGGGCGTATAGCCAAACCAGTCGGTGGCACCTGTATATCTTCCCATCGATCTGGATGCACAGATAGCCCGCGCTATTCAGGCAGCCGGCTTGGTCACCGATCCTAGCGTTGTAGTTTGCCGAGACGAGCCGCACGAAATCGCCACTCTCTGGATGGTAGTAGAATAATTCTTTTAACCGTTTCTGCGTCAACATTGTCTTCTCCTGGTTTCCAATCCTAAAACTGCCGCTACGTCACTGAGGCTCTGTCGGAGACGCTTGCCGATATAGTCAATGTCCCTAGACGATTGCCCATCGAACAGCGTTAGGGCGATCTGTGCGGCTGTGTGGCGCTTTAAAAGGAACATCTCGACGACAGCCTGGCCTTCGCGGCCCAAGGTGCGATTAATCTTGATGAGCTCGGCGACGGCGCGCCTGTGTCGATCAGTGATGCCTGTCGGCACTGTCGGCCCGCCGTCGACCGTCTCGACGCTGGGATCGACGCCACCGATGTTGCCAATGCCGGCGCGCTCGTGCAGCGACTGGATCTCGCGACCGGCGGCGAATTGCGCTTGGGAGATTTGTTTGCGGTGGAATAATTTACCGAGCGGATCGTCGCGCAGTTGCCTGATGACGGCGACTTGGTCCGGTCTGTATTTTGTCTCGCCTCGATCTGTCTGGACTGCCGGCATGATTTCCCTATACGGATTGTCGACGAGTGTCGCGTTGTGTGGCGTGATGGGTTTCGGCTTGCTTGGGCGTCGGCGTCTGCGTGGCATGGTTTATGCCAGCACCATGAGAGACAGCCCGACAGCGAAAGCGGTCATAGAACCCAAAAGAACCACCCTGGCTATAT